CTTTAGCTGATAATTTAGACTTAATAACCGAAAATTTAACCTCTGCAGAAATTAGTGGTTTAATAGATGGGATTAGTCCAGATAAAATTAATGAACTTGTCGCCGACACAACCAAAATTAAATTTGCAATACCGGACGTTTCTAAGATAAATAAAGATTTAAAAGATATTTCACCAAATTATTTAAGGCTGTTAATTGCAAAAAAACAGGAAAGAAATGATGTAGATAGTTTGATTCGTGCTATTGATAATGATTTAACCAAAGAGCAAATAGATGTAATAAATATTGTGGCTAGTGAAATGAACCGCGCGATATTAGCTAATAACGTGGTAGATAAAGTAGATGCAAAAAAATTAATTCTTCTTCTAAAGAATATTGGTGATAATAAATTAATGGAAGTATTAGAAAAGGTAGATGCAGAAAAATTAGTGGATGTATTAAATGAATATCCAGAAATAATAGCTAAAATATTATCAACAACTGACGGTGCAAATAAAATTCAGGCAATAAATGACAAAATAAAAAACACAACCGCTGCGTTAAAATTAAACAAAACTGTTAGGGATTCGGGTATTTCCGTAGATACTCTCTTACCAGTGACAGATGTAAATTTAATAGATGATGATTTGTTTGTGGAAAAATTTAACCAACTTGCATCAGCAGGATTAAAAATTCAGTATATTAATAGGATTGAAGATGATTTAGATTCATTATCTACTAAAAAAATAGCAGCGTTAATAAAGGATTCTGGTTCTGATGCGCGAGCAAAATTATTTGGCACCCATAAAATATCCGAATTTAGTTTAGATGATATTAATAAGTTATTAACTGGCGACGCTAGTTGGCTTATTAATTTAATTAAACCAGAAGAATTAATCAAAATGGATTCTAATCAAATAAACGCATTAAAAACTAAATTTCAAGCACAATGGAATGATATTGTAAAAGGAATAAAATCGGAACAAATATCTGCACTCGATGCTGATGTAATAGATGCCATACAAAAAGATTTAACAAATGACCAATGGAATGATATTGTGAAAGATATAACTGCCGAGGACTTAATTACTTTTGATGCTCATAAAATACGTACAATACAAGCAGGTTTAACTAATGCACAATGGAATGATATTGCAAAAAAAATATCAGCGGAACAAATATCTACACTCAATGCCGAAGAAATACAATCCATACTCGATTATTTGGAAAATGTAGAACAGAAATATAACATTGTGAAAGATATAACTGCGGCCCGGATAATTGAACTTGACAACGATAAAATAGCTGCCATAAGGGATACTTTAACTCCTGAACAATGGCATGAGATTGTGAAAAATATAACTTCGGCCCAGTTATCTGTCATGGACGCAGCTAAAATAAATGAGTTAAAAAAAGAATTATCTCAACAGGACTGGGACACTATTGTAACAAAAATGGAGGGTAGAGATGTACATAACCTTACAGCGGAGCAAATAACTGCGATAAATTCGCCTGCTTTATTAGCCAAACTTCATGGTACAAACACCCAAGGTCTAAGCGTACTATCTGTTGAAAAGAAACGAGCTATACGTAATATTCTACAACTCAACAATAATTTGTCGCATGAAGAAAAACTAGCGCTAGGTTATACTAATCTTACCAGTGGTGTATATGGTATGGGTGGTAAAACAAAACGCTCTAAAATCAAACAAAATAAAACCAGAAAATTATAGTTTCCGCGTCTTGTGACGTTTCAATACAGAAAATTCTGTCCATTCTTGTGTAGGTCGGTCTTCCAAGTATTCTCTCATAAAAGCCCATTGAGGATGTGCTTCACAAAATTCCGAAACAATAAATGGAATTCCACATGAATTTCCCCATCGTAATAAAAATTTCATTTCTTTTGCCAGTTTGCTTGTAATAACGCATCCATCCACCGCACCTCTTGGCGCAAAAGGCACTGGTCTCGTTTCTTGGGACATGAACTCTCTCGGGTCTAGTTCATAATGCGCGCAAACCGTGCGCGAACATGGGTTATCCAAATGTAAATACACATCATAGTGGTCAGCAATCATCACTTTTGCCGTTTCTTCGTCGATTCTTCCTTTATATTCTTCCATGAGTTGCGGAAGCCGCACTTTTCTGGCACCTTGATGCCGACGCACATCGTCAATCCCTGTATTGACACATTCCAAATTACGAATGCGTGGGTCGTACGCAGCATTCATTCCTATAAAATATCCATTTGTGGTGCGTTTTACATTAACATATTTCAGACCCAATTCAATCATCATTATTTCATTTGTCTTTATATTCCCAAAAAACCACGCATTTGCATAATCGCCTGCATTCCCTTTTTGCAAAATACGCAAATAATCATCGAGTGTGTTGCCATATTGCATACATTGACGTATGCGGCATGATATGGGGTACTTATTTTCTTCGTATTTATTAAACCCGCCCAACGTGGATTCGGCGCCTACAATTCCTGCGCTCGTCACAAAAAAATCTGTTCCACTCCACATCCAACCGACAAATCCCTGTAACAAGATTCGGTGACCTTTTAATGGTAAAATGTCTAGAACGACGTTTGCAAATTGTCCTTCTAAAAATTCAGAAAAATTGCTGTGACAAAGAACAATTCCACCGTCTTTCGTGTAATCTCCGCATGCGATGAAAGAACTACATCTGTCGCTCGCACCCCCTTCGCTTGACGCACGCCCTCCCGACGCATAGGGATGAATATAATCTAATAAAGATATCATATTGTTCCATGCAACAATTTCGCGCACAGTCGTTTTTGTACCACCTGCGCAACACCCTTCTGTAAATCCAGTCATTTCATCGAAAAATTCCTTGAAATCAGACTGAATGATGTCAAATAAATATCTATCGCTCAGTTCAATGAAATAGGACCAATCTCGTCCGTAATTTGTCATGCAATTAAATTGCAACATTTCGAATACTTTTTTCATACGGGCTGCTACACAAAACCCGTAGTCGTATCCACGTTTTTTAGGAGCCCCTTTGATAGACACGTATAACCATCCATTCTTTTCATAGCAAGTCATAATGTATGAAAAGAATTAAAACATATTATTATTCTGAACGATTAATGATGCCATTAGTAACATTAGAATAAAGGGTCCTAGTATTAAAAACCACGATATTCCTACATATCCGGCTCTACAGATAAGAGCCAAAACCCAAGTCCAGAATAGAATGAATACGATTTTTACTAGAAGCATGATAAGAGGATTTCCTCGAATCATCAATGACCCAATTTTGCAACCATTGCGATTTCCTAAATTTTGCATGATGCATACAACGAGTCCAAACATAGAAATGATAAAATATAACAACGCGGGTGGGCAAAGATTGGAAAATTGACGCCGAAAACTCATATAATTACAAAATATAAAAAAATAAATAAAATTGATATTTAAATATAAAAGAATATAATATAAAAATGATTATCCCCATCAAATGTTTTTCGTGTGGCAAAGTGATTGCGGACAAATACGAATATTATTGCAAGGAAGTGAAAAAAGCAAAGCATGGAAAGCCTGACCCTGACCTTTATTTTTCCAAAACGAATTGCGAGAAAACGGTGGAAGGTAGAATATTGGATTCGATAGGACTTACGCGAATGTGTTGCCGACGCATGATGCTAACGCACGTTGATATTTTATAAAGTTGAAAAAATGGTTATTTTATTATCATGGTCATTACAATTGTTCATAATTGATTCTTTCATCATTTTGTAATAATCAATATTTAAATAAAAATAATAGTACAACAATTTAATAAAAAATAATTTCAAAGAACAAAAAAAGGGCAATTGTAAATGTTTTATGTTTGCGTTTAAAACATCTTCCTTATCTTTTAAATTATATATAGAAATTTCAAATCGTTTAAATGTTTTACGTTGAAAAAATTTTTCGTGCCATTCAGGTCTATATTCTATAGATAAAATGTAATTTGTTTTATATCCATATGTTTTAATTTTTTTATGTGTTTGTTTATTTTTTGATTCGAATTTAAACACCTTTATTTTCGATTTGTTGATTCCTAAAAAAAGAATTAGTTTATTTATTGCCGATAAAATGTCATTTGCAAAAATAGCGACATCAATGTCACTTTTTGTCGAGAAATAGTCGCTTCTTAGAATGCTTCCATATACATATATAGGCATACCCATAAAGTCGTTCAGTTCATACAGAAATTCTTTTTCAGGGTTAATTAATTTATCTTTTACATGGGGTATTCTAACTATTTCTGTATATTCCATATACTTATAAAATATTTAATTGTCATTTAATAAATTATTCATTAAAATTTCTGTGTTTTCATTCTGAACGTCACCTGCTAAACGTGAATATTCATAAATATTTCGTATAACTTCATTTGGAGCAGAAGACCCCACCTGTATTAACCCCTTTTTTTTCAAATCTTCTTTCATCTCACTACTTGGTGTATTTCTTAATTCTTTAATACATCCCGCAATATATTTTCGTGTTTTTTTATTAGGAACAATCATTCCGACCTTGCCGTTTTTTTTCCCTATAACATATGTTCGTTTAATTGTTTGATTCACATTCACAAATTCTTCTTCAGGTTCTAAATTCGGTTTTATACGTATTTTCGGTTCATTCCATTCGTCAGGTTTCACGGGTTTTAAATCAATATTGTCAATTTTTATTTCAACAATTTCGTTTTTCAAGTCAGGTTGTAAGTTAATCGTCTGCAAGTTATTTGGTTCTAATTTAATTGGTTGTAAGTTAATTGGTTGTAAGTTAATTGGCTGCAAGTTAATTGGTTGTAAGTTAATTGGCTGCAAGTTAATCGGCTGCAAGTTAATTGGTTCTAAATTAATTGGCTGCAATGTAGGATTGAGACCACTTGATTGTAAACCAATCATTTCTGGTTCAATTCGTACGTCTTCGTCGCTAATAACAATTTTTTCGTCTCCATTCTGAAATTTTGCAAGTAAATCGGTTGAAAATTCAGTTTTACCATTGATTTCCTTATTAATTTCACTTTCTATTATTCGTTTTTCTTCCTCTGCTTCAGAATATTTCACGTCTTTTACAGTGGTTGGGTATCTAATTTTCACCCCTTGCTTCCATTTTTTTAATGTTGGTTTCAATCCACCTACCATATTTCCATAAGGTTTTGCATTATCTAGTTTATAGTTAATATTTACAATTTCTGAACTATCTGGTTTAAAGAGTAAATTTTCTACTGATTTATTAATGGGTGGTTGCGAATAATTATTTAATGGGGAATGTACTTTTATCGTCTTTTTAGGAGATTTTTGCAATATGTTCGACAAAAAATTATTTGATTCATCAAATTTATTGGTCGTCTCTTGTTTCACTTGCGGTTGAACTCTTTTTTCTTTTTTCTTTCCTTTAATCCTGTTGATTAATGTTTTATTAATCAATTTAGGAGATATTTTTTTAGTTTTTATTTTCAATAACTCTGGATTAATAGTTATGATTTTTTTACTCATATGTTTTACTCTTAATTTTTTAAAAAAAATAAAACGCGTTTATAAAATATTTGTCCATAACAATGAAAACAATGAAAGTATGGAATATAAAAAGATTAATTTCTTTATTTCACTTGTCAGTCTATCGAGCTTACTTTTAAAAGGATAGAAGATATGGATAAGGACTAGTGACATTAATATATTAAAAAGCCATTCGAATTTGAGTTTCCAATATTTAACCGAATCGTTTTTAATATGATGTTTCATCTCAAACAAATAAATGAGTTCGAAAATAATAAATAATATTTTGACAACAATTATTAAATAAATGGAAAACAAAAGTGTTTTTTGCATATATTATACA